TGGCTCTTAAGCATTTGGGCTACTGACAGGGCGTCTAGTTCACCCTCAGTGACTGTTACCATCTTAGAGCTACCAGCAGTAAACAGGTTCATACCGAACAGTTCATCACCCTTAAAGCCATCCTTAGTGTAGAATACTTTCTCGTCTAGCTTGCGTACCTTAATTCCCCCGCTAGGGTATACATACTCCTGACGATCAGAGTAAGTCTGTACGCCAAAGTCTTCCATAGTCTTAGCTGTAATGCCTCGCATAGCTACATAATTTCCACTGGCGGGGTCTTCTATACGTTTGGGCGTATAATCAACTACAGTACTCATGTTATCGTAATCCTTTCTAAGTCTACCTTTAGCTCCACAGGAGAAACATTGGTAAACATTCTTATCTTCATTGTAGCTATAGCAACCCTTGTGGTTACAATGTGGACAAGTTTGGTGCGCTACTTCAGTCATTACTTACCTCTTACTTAAGTTACTACATAAGTTATATAAACTTATAGTATTAGCTTCCTTATGTAGTAACTTATGTTATGTTTCTTAAGGGTCACATATTACTATATAGACCCAGACAGTAAATCCATACTTCACGAATTGTTACAGCTTTGACATTTTTTCCAATGCTGATTTCTCCCACATAGATATTGATTTTTGACTTACCCCGTAGAAGTCACATATTTCTTGTTGTGTCATATCCTCAAAATATCTCATCTCAATTATTCTCCTCTCTTTTTTAGTTAATAACTTCAAGGCTTTATCTATGTAGTCTTTTCTTTCATATTCCTCTGAGCAATCCTCTACGGAAGTCATGAACTCCTCATCAAAACTTACTACCGTAGAAAACAATGCTTCTTCAAGGGCTTTTTTACCAACCTCAGAATAATTTTGACCGTTGTATTCTTTACCTAAAGATGTTTCTGTTGCAGATCTTGAGGTAGGTATATATACAGCCTTAGATCTTATATTTATATAGTCGTGCATAGCTTTATTAGCTCTCCTATATAAACTCGCAGGGTAATCTTCTGGTTCTTTAGCAAGCCTTTCATACACTGCTAATATACCTTCCGATATTAAATCCTCCCTCATGTGTGGATGTTTATATTTACTTGCAAGTTTTTGACACATCTCTATTATCTGCTCAGTCTTCATCATAACTATCCTTATCTTCGATACCACCATAATTATTTCTTGTCATAGGATCTGGTGTAAACAGAGTTAAACCTTCTTCCATAACCCTACGCTTAGATTCTTTATCTTCTCCATCTTCACCCCAATATTTTAATCTGCTAGTATCACTAACTATACGCTCATATTCCGTTGGCTCCCCTTTGGTTACAGAACCACCCCTAGCAAAATATTCGGCTTTCATACGTTCTAATTCTTCTTCTGTCATTATAAAGGTCTCCTTTTAGGTTTAATAGAAGCTGATATAACCTCAGTCTTTAGGCATTGACCTATGGCATTCCTATCTAGGGCATACACAGGCTCGTAATAGGCTGGCAGAGCGTCTCCACAGGCCCTAGCACTAGGGAAGATGACCTTAGCTTGTAGGTAGTCACCATTTAGCGTGTAGCTCAACACAAGGACAGTATAGAACAACATTATAGATACTCCACTACTCTACCATTGTCCCACTTCTTAGCCTCTTGCTGGGCTTCCTCACGGCTGTTAAAGACCCATACCTCAGTATCATATGTCCAAGGGTTTTCCTTCCTGACAAAGGTGTATTCCCCCTTCTCAACCTCTATTTCCACTACATACCTACCCATCACTTTTCTCCTTCTCCAACCCAGCCTTAATTAATGTTACAAAGCCTACGTCAAAGATAGCCATGAATGTCTCAGGGTCACACTCTACTTGTAGCGTAGCACTACCATCCTCGTGTTCTTCTATATCAGTTACTTTGATTATATCACTCTTCATGGTTTATTCTCCTGCTGTATCTACGAAACCTTTTATTGTAAGCACGTTTGATCTTCTTTACCTGTCCTGATTTCCATCGTAGGAACTTACGTGATTTACTTAGGGCATCATATTCATCACCGCCCTTCATAGGTATACGTTTATTCATTCCTTAATGCTCTCCACGACACAGGAAACAGATCTATCATCATACGGTCAATTTCCCACGCTACCTCTGCTGTCTCAGCTTGTGTATCAGGCTTACAACGTAGGTTGCACATCTTCGCCCAAGCATCTAAACTTCCGCTCCACCAGAACTCTGTGAGCATTGCTTGCGGTAACACCATACGGGCTTGCTCAGGGCATACCCCACGATCTATCAAAGAATTATACTGCATAAGACCCCAGTCATAATCTACAGTAACTTGAAAGTCTACAGGGCCACCACTGCCTTGCTTCTTGTCTTTTGATCTAGTACGCCATACATCAGGTGTATAAAACTCTGGTGGATCATCCACGTACCTTCTTGATATTTGGTTCATGCGGAGATAGGAATGCTTCACAAGTTGACGTTCTACGAACACTGGACAACGCACTAAGTATGACGCAAAGCAATGCCCGAATGGTGATATGTGTTTGTGCTTGGCTAAGTACTTGATAAGTTTCTTATCCCTAGCTTTCATATGTTGCTTGAAGCTGTAAGCATCTGACTCTTCATAGTCCCACTCACTCTCTTTACCAAAACTTACACGGGCTGCATTAACTACAGTCAAGTCATTACCCATGCTGCCTTTATATGTTACTTCAATCATGCTACATCGCCCCGTTTAATTTCATCCATTATTTCCATCAGGCGGTCTACACTCTCTTTAGGCACTTGCATACTAAAACCCTTAAAGTGATTAATAAGCAGTTTTCCATCACCAAAGTAATAAGCATTCCACCCTTGACTAAGATCTGCACTCTTTATGATTTTATTTGTTTTATCGGTCATAGTGATTCTCCTGTTTCACTGCGTAGCGGTGCTACTTTTCTTATGTTTACGCTTCCTGTTTAATATAGGCTTTTTCTTGTCAGGTACAACCCTCTGTCTATACTTGGGTTGCCTCAAGTCTTTAGCCATAGGGTTGGGCCTTCTTTTCTTCATTAGTACGGCACCTCTCCATTTCCATCACGGGGATCATTATACCAATCCTTAGATAAGTGTAAAGCTCTTAAGTCTTCCTCTACATCTACTTCATCCTCAGTAGGTATCATAATACCTAGCATGCGTAATTCCCTCTGTGCCTCTACTGGTAAGTTATTCATTATACTTTCTCCCCATTGATAAGCTCTACCTTCTCAGCATAGAATGATTTCCATTTGCTCTCTTTGATTTCCCAGATTGGAATCTGACCACGGGATCTCATAGCCTCACCTTGAGCTAAACCACGATCACTACCTACGATCTTGCTGGTAGGCTTTAAGAGGCCATTGACTACACGCTCAGAGCCATCAGCCTTGATGAATGTTACAGTCACGATCTTAGTGCCTTGAGCTTCTAACAGGTCTAGTACACGTTGCTTCTTTTCCATTATCTTTATCCTTTTTGATTACGTTTGATTCGTTGGTTTACACCTAAGTTATACACTAGCTCATCCTTAAATGAAAGTATCATTTCATAACTTAATTCTATACTCTCAGCTTTTGTTATGTCCTCTAGTCGATCTACAATATAGTGCATACATACTCTATCATCCATTGTGTCTCTCCTCTAAGGATAGTGGTATATTGTCGTATTCTTTCCTGTACTCCACCTTATAGTCTTTTCTACCGTAGGGGTTACGACACTTATAGATAAAGTCGGTAGCATCTGATTTCATAAGAAACATAGCTATGACATCGTTTAATTCAGTATTGATTACACAAAACATATTACTTAGCTCCTATTCTAATATAACAATCTTTAATCTCTTCTACATCAAGAGCGCCAGTAAAGCCATTGGCCTCGTAGGTTACCATAATGACATCACCATCCCAATGCACCTTGTAGCCATTATTAGACCACCGTACATCTAATCCTTTAGCTAGTGCTTTAGTTAATTCTCTCAGTTGCATCTTACTCTTCCTCTTCACTAGCGTTAAGGTATTCCCACTCTTCTTGACCCTCTTGGCATACAGCACAGATCGTATCATTGTCACCATGCATTTCCTCGAAGGTCTTGTAGAACTCACAACACTCACAAAAGTATTCTTTATTCATTCTAAATAACATATCGTCTCTCCTATCCTTAGAATCACCCTACATTATTTTCACTGGGAGTGTCAACAATACTTTTTACTGGTGATCCAGTCCATGATTTAATTGTCATCCAGTCAAACTTATAGTGGTTCGACACATGATCGAATGCACACCAGTATTCCGCTGCACCCCTAGACATCTCATCCCATACCCATGTGCAAGGAATGTTTGACAGTCTAAATGAATGCACTTCACCAGATTTAAACATCATCTCAATGTCAGCGTCTACTAAGATTTCAGTCTTACGATTTTCCATTATGATTCTCCTACAGCTTTCTGTCTAACTGATTCATACTCTACATCATCCAGCAAGTTAGTCAAATGCTTTTTAGCTTCTTTGATGTCATCCTTCAAACGATCAATATCATTCTTAGCATCTTCCAGATACTCAAAGAGACTGTTGATTTTATCCTGTTTAGTCCACGACATATCACCTTCGCAGGTATGGTTTACGTTTATCCCACGTTCAGCATCATTGCGGTATTCTTCAGCACGACAAACAGCAGTTTGTAAATCACTTTCGATGTCTCTGATCTGCTTAATAATATTTTCCATCGGTAGGCTCCTTTGTTACAATTTAGAATCACCTTACATATTTCCACTGGTGGGGTCAACTACTAATTTCCTAGATGCGTTCCGCATTTCCATCGGTGGGGTCTTAATTTCCACTGGAGGGGGTGACTCTTAATTTCCACTGGAGGGGGGTCATTTTCCATCGGAGGGGGTGTTCCTGATTCGTTCCAGTGTTCCTGATTCGTTCTCGATTCATGATTCGTTCCTGATTCGTTCCAAACTACCGATTCGGATATATCCCAAAATGCTGTCAATGGCACAAAAGGATAGTGTGATTTATTTACAACGATTCGCAACAAAGATTCACTTGACACAAGATTCTGCTGGACGAATCGGACTCCAGTGTATAACGCAATAAGCGAATCACGTAAACCTGAGTCTTTTGATATGGTATTTTGAGCTGTCATGATTCGTTTCTGCCAGACTCGTTTATGTGTTTGTCAAGTCATAGCTGCCATGCATTCAGCGCATAGCTAGTTATAGAATAGTTCTAAGTACCGGCAAAAGTGTATAGTTTAACCATTAAACTAATGAGTCGGATTCCGCTAACAAACGGTTGTCGGGATAATAACCGAGCCTCAAGAATCAGCATACAACGATTCGGGGTTTACTGTCAACATGCATTTTGTGCGTTTTAGGGGTTTACAATAGGTGCGAATCACGTCAATATAGTGACACAACAACAAAACAAACGGAGTCAGATATGAAACGCTACACACTAGAACAAGCCAAGCAAGCATTCTTCAACGAAGACGCAACGGCGCTTGCTGTATATTGCGACGAAGCTTTAATTGAGAAACTTGCAACATGGTTAGAGAATAACGACTACGACTCTGACTATGCTTGGCGCTTGTATGATATGGGCGAAGAAGAAATGCGCTGCTTAAAGGAAATGGCCGCAGAAGAATTTGCTGAGTTCTTATAAGTAAACAATGGGGCTTCGGCCCCAACCAACCCACGGAGTCAGATATGTCAAATTATAGAACCTATAACCGCCGCCCTAGCATTCAACGGCGCAAGATAGCACAACGGAATCGGATCATTGTTGAATCTGTTATCGGTGGAGTCTTGTTTTCAATCTCAATTTTTGGCCTTGTATTCTTGGCCTATGGCCTCTCAGCGTAGGAGTCTTGATCATGATGTTTAATGTAATAGTGAAATACAAAGACGAACCAAAACCTAGAGTTATCGCTACATTAGGCCAGAAATCAAAGTATCTGGAGAAAATACTAAACTTCTACGATAATGAGAATCTTGAATCTATTACTATTGAAAGGGCCTAAAACATGACACGTAAAACAATTATTCTCTATCGTGGTCCAAGCCTCATAAACGGCCAGCCTATCGTGGCGCTTGCTCAATCCGACTCCGGTAATTCTAAGACTGGAAACATGATTCAAACGTTTATCTTGGATGACTCTGGAGTCGATCCGGTCACGGCTTCACGTACTGGTCAAGACGAGTCTATTTGTGGTGACTGCCCCCATCGTGGTACACCTAACAATAACGCCAAAGGACAAGCTACAAACCGCACTTGTTACGTGACTCTGGCCCATGCCCCTCTAGGTAAATGGAAAGCGCTCCAGCGTGGTGCCTATGGTGACTCAGTAGCTACACGGCAAGAAATAGTCGCATTTGGTTCTTTCCGTGGCGTCCGTCTTGGCACCTATGGCGACCCATGCGCTGTTCCGAACCATGTTTGGGAGTCTCTTATCTCTAGGGCCGACTATTGGACCGCATACACACACGGCAAGGTAAATCCCATGCCGCAACACATCATGACAAGCGCTGACAATGCGACACAAGCGCAAGAGGCATGGTCTAGGGGTGAGCGCACATTCAGAGTCATTGCATCGCTACAGGACGTTATTAAAGGGAAAGAGACGGTTTGTCCTGCTAGTGAAGAGATGGGTAAACGTGTACAGTGTGCAGCGTGTAAACTATGTGGCGGCGCTAGTGTTAAAGCTAAATCTATTGCTATCGTGGCGCATGGTACGAGCAAGCGTAAAGCAAAAGAATTAATCAAGGAGTCAGTATGATGCGTAGATCTTACAAAATATATGGCATAAAAGACGGTGGAAAAGAGCAATGGGTGGACACCGTTTCCAATGCAGCGGATGGAAAAGCCGTCCACCAGTACATGAAAGAGCAAGGTTACTTTGATTATATCAGATGCAGAGACTGTCTAGGCGGCTTACGCTTTGAGTATAACCTTAAGACGGGCAGGAAGACCGCCTAACAGTTTAAACTAACGACTCCCTAACTGACTCCGGTGTAATAGCTGGAGTCTTTTTTGTTTTGTAGCAATGCTTTATATCTTGACCAGTTAGTCAGGTTCTAGGGTTATGTTGACAGTGTAAACATTAAAGGGAGTCTATAGGTGCTGCCGATTCGCCCTCCGAGCGCAAGAATTTATTTTTTGTCAAGTGATTCGTTGGTTGTTATCAATAGTTTAACAAAAGTCAAGCCTAGATCACGTTTTGTTTCAGTCTTGTAACATTCGATCACATTTTCATACTAGGGGGTTGACATTTGTTGGGACCCTCTGTATTATACGCAGGTGATTCGGTTGGGGTCTGTTTCCACCCACATCTATAACATAAGAAAATACCTTTGGGGTGTGTTACAACCATAGGTAGACATGCGCTACCTTCTAGAGTCAACTACACAAAAAAAAGAATCGTTAGTAATCAACAACATATAAAAAAATTATAAAATTAGGGTATAAAAATCTTATATGGGTCTATATAGTATAGTAAGACCTATACTTAAGTATAACATAAGTTACCCTTAAGGTATATATATCACTAAGTAGTATAAACTATAACAGTTAAGAACTTAAGTTATTACTTAAGTATCATGAGATCTACTACTCAACCATAACAAACCTTACCAAATACTTGTAGAGACGTAGTTATGCCGATGGGTAGTAGTGTAAGTTCCCCCCAGCTAGTTAGGATTCGCACTGCATGTTGGGGGGATAATTTATATCAGAGAATGACATGAGCGTCCACGATAAGATCCCCTATAGTGAAGTGATAGCCAAGAAGGTTAGAGAAGGTATTCGTAGTGGAGTATCTGTTAAAGATATTTTGTCGTCTATCCAGAAGTATCAGAATGCCCCCTCAAGTACAGCTACCTTCTATAAACTATATGGTGAGGACATAGCTGAAGAGAAGGCTTCTATTGTAGGTGCTGTAGGTTCTGTCGTTGTACAGCAAGCATTAGAGGGTGACTTCAAGTCTCAGGAACTCTTTCTTCGTAGTAAGGG